TGGCAAGGGCACGGCGGTAGTAGTGATTGTCGGTCTTCCCCGCTGCTTCCATCACATCCTTGATGCGTTGCCAGTTTGCGCGGGTTTGTTGATCCACTACCGGCCTTGCCCTCTAAGGGGTTTGCGGCCTCTACGGCGGGGGCGCGAGTTCTGGCCTTGCCCTTGGCTGGTGGTCTTGGGTGGACCGGGTTTGTGCTCGATGCGAGCGGTGCCGGTTTTAGAACGGACGGCCATTATGCGGTTACGGCTTTGATGACGGCAAAGCCGATCACAATGGCCTCAGCCAATGCAGCAGCGGAGTTGTTGCGGATGGAAATCGTGGCTGAACCAGCAGCTGGTGCCGCGTTGATCGTATAAGCGCCCAGGGTGCCTGTAGACCTGTGGTTGATCACGATGGTGTCCGTGGCAGCGATGCTGCTGTTGGTCAGGGTGAAGCTCACGATGGTTGCCGCTGCCAGTGAGGCCGCGTTACAGGTGATCTGCCCTGTGATCGTGTTGAGCGTGACGGCAGTGGCCTTGCTAGTTGCTTGGGTGGCGGTGCCGCCAGCTCCAGTCGTGTAACCGATGCCGGCTGATGCTGAGCTGCTGCTGATAGAGCTGCTGGTGGCAAAACTGCCGCTGGTGCTGATGTTGCCTGAGGTGATCGCGGCGCCAGAAACCTTGCCGGCAGTGCTAATCGTTGCCAGCTTGGAGTCAGCGATGGCTGCACTAGAGCTGATGTCCGCGTTGACGATGTTGCCGGCCAGATTCAGCTTGCTGTAAGCGATAGCAGCCGTGCCGCTCACGTCGTTGTTCACGATGCTGCTGGCCAGATTCAGCTTGCTGTAAGCGATAGCCGCTGTGGCGCTTACGTCGGCATTGGCAATGGCGCCAGGGATAACCGAGGCGTAGCCCAGGGATGCCCAGATTGTGGAACCATTCCCCAGCTTGAATTTGCCTGTGTCGGTTTCAAATCCCAGCTCGCCCGCCGACAAGGTAGGGTTGGCTGTGGTCCAGTTGGCAGCGGTGTCGCGCCGTAGCTGGATCTTTTCAACGGTTGTGGTTGCCATCGTTAGCCCTCAGGCGGCGGGGTGAAGTTGCCGTCAACGTAAGACCAGCCAATATCAACAAACTGATCGTCGGGCACGCTAATGGCCTGGATGCCGTCATCTGGTTGCCATGGCGGCTGACCGTCCCAGTTGATCATGTTGATTACGGTGTCGGATGAATCAACCAGCGCGTAAGGAGTTTCCATGATTATTGCCCCCAGTATTGAATAACAACGGCGCCACCATAGCCGCCTGTCGCATTACTATATTGGCTTGTGCCATCAGTTGCTTCTCCTGAGCCACAACTTCCTGGCGATGCGCCAGAAGAAGTAGTCCAAGCGACTGCTGCGGTACTACTTGCTGCGTTACCGCGAGTAATGACTTGGCCTGAAATATATGGGATTGTTACTACCGCGATATTAGTGCTTCCGCGCACATTGGCGCTGGCTGAAGAACAACTCCCGTGCGCGCCTTGCACAGCATTATCGTATCCCCCGCCGGACCCGCCAGTTGCTGTAATTAGTACCCCTCCACCTTGTGGACCAAAGCTGCTAGTCCCGCCAGCAGATCCACCGCCTGCGCCATTGTTTCCAGCTCCACCCGCCCCAACGGTGATCGTGTAAATCGTGCTTGGCGTTACTGAAACCACACCAATGCCCACACCACCTAGACCTCCATATCCTCCATCGTTGGTAAAATTGGTGCCGCCACCACCACCACCGCCACCAACAACGCTAACGAGTGCTTGCGTCACGCCTGTTGGGCATGTCCAAGTGGAGCTGGTGCCGAAGATTGCGAATTTGGGATTGGCGCCCACAACCCCCCACGAAACAGAAGTTCCGTTCGTGGTCAGGAAGCTGCCGCTGTTACCTGTTTGAGCAGGCACCAAAGCATTGATGGATGTGCTTACAGCAAAGGTGGCATCCAGCGTGCCAATGGCAATCCAACCGTTGTTTGCGCTATTTCGCACCCGCCAAGTGGCAGGCGTTGTGCTGGTGTCCACCCAAGGCTGGAAGGCGTAGGTGGGTGTAGGTGCTGCGTTGCCACTGTGCTGCGTCCACAAGGCAGCGAGCTGCGTATTCAGGTCTGCCCTGAAGACCGCACCAGTGGCGTTCGCAACGTTGCCGTCAGCTTGGCTCATTAGACGATTTGCCTCCCGTAGCCGGTTGCAGTGTAGGTGAAGTCACGGCTCACGGCCGTATTGGCACTGTTGAAGAAGGTCACGGTGAAGCCGGTTCGGGTTGGTGTGCCCAGCGTGAAATAGTCACCCGTCGCCATATTAAGCGGTGTGATTGAGATGGTAGGCGCTTGGTAAAAGTTGCTGGCAAAGGTGGCGTTATAGGCTGCCGCGCCGCTTGTGATGGTGTTCGATTGCTCAACGCGCTGTTGAAGCTCCGCCGTCGCTCCAAGCTGCGTTACCGACACAAGCACAAAGGGGCTGTCGCTTTCCGCGTTAAGCCTTAGCTGGAAGCCCCGACCCCGCACGATGCCATTGGCAATTTCATTCCAAGTTCCCCACGTCGGTGTGGCGGTGGGATCGTCGTTAGTTGCGCGGACGTACAAGTTGCAAGCCGTCACATCAAGTATTACTCCATCAATGTCCGTCAAATCGTCAATTGTGGTCGTAATGTCGTCCCAAAGCGTGCCAAAACCATACGGGATACTGACGATATTGCGCCGCAGGTTCAAGTCATAAACACCGCCAAGGTCTAGCGTGCCTTGGAATTGATAGCTACCTGTTTGAATCACATTGTTGGTGTAATTATTGGCCTGAGCGTTGGCGCCATCCAACGTGTCAAGAGTTGCATAATTCGTGGTAGCGCTACCGCCATCGAGCGCATCTAGCAAGCTGAAATTGGTTCCCGAGGCCCCACCATCAATGACATAGAAATAATCAAGCGCCAATCCCCCGTAATTGGGCGCGTATGACATATTGGTTCCAACGCCATTAAATTTAGGCGTCAAGCTTTGCTCGTTCCATGTTTTGACGTTTAGGCGAGGTTGTGGCGACGGCAATGTGGCTATAACGCCGGTTGCGTTGACAGACTTGGTGCCGTTTTGATCTTGAAACTTTAAGAAGTATGTTCCACTCAGCAATGGTATTTGCTTTTGCGTTTGATTGCCCGCTGCGGATTGAACAATAGGGTTGCTATTGTTCCAATCAGCGCCAACACCAGATGTTGGATCATGGTGGATCAGCACCTTGCCGCCGACCACGACATCAAGATCTGTCGCTAGATTCCAGCTAATAATGGCTGTAGTGTCATTGACAGGTGTCAAGTTCACGCCATTCACATCCACAGGTGCAGCGCCTGTAGCCTGCACTGCGATTGTTTGTGTGGTTGGCAAGCTACTAAGCAGCCCTGTGGAGCTGATTGCGTAAACCTCAACGTCATAATTACCAACTGTTACGTCAAGAATGTCGTAAGAGGGACCGTGCGCCTCATCAACAATCCAATTATTGTTTTGCGCCCTATATCTGACCCTGTAGGTTGAAACGCTTTTAACCGGCGTCCATGTGACTGATAGCTTGGTGAGAACGCGACTGCCGATGACATAATAAATCTCTTGCGCAGTCAGCGCGGCCGGCGAACCTGGAATGGTGTTGAGGTTGGTGATATTTTTGGGCTGAAGCGGCCTGTCTTGTTCGATGTAGTCAAACTTGCCGGCGTCATAGGTGATGGCACTGATAGCATATTTGCATTGATCTTGTTCCGCCACACCAAGAATGCGCCAAGTTGTGGTGGCCAGATTGTTATCAGATAGCATCCAAATGCTGTTGGCCAAAGGTGCCGATGTAAAAGCACTTTGAACTGTTATCACTTTGCCGGCAATATTGGAAACGCCACGCGATTCCACAGTGCCATCCGACAGAATCACCGATAGCGTGCAGACGCCACCAACGGAAAGGTCTGTGCTGGCACTATCGTCCACGGTCACTGTGGTTGTTGTGGCAGCTGATATACGGCCTCCACGACGAGCGCCAGCCCGCATCGGATCCTGAATAGAAATGACCTGGCCTGGCCTGCAAACAACACCGGCATCAATGGATGCGGTAAACGTGACTACTTCGGAGTATTGCTCTGAATACAGCAGCCATTCACCAAGGCGCCTGGCCTGCCCCCGTGACGTGCAAGCAAAACCATCTATGTCGGCTCGCACCACTCCATACTTAGCAAGTATGTCCGGCGTTGATTCGACAACTTCGTAGCCCACATCGCGGGTTTCAAGGTCAAAGTATTTGACAACAGCAATCGTGTGTCGCTGCTTAAGACTGCTGCCGCTGTAACTGAATCCGCCCTCCTCAACATTCGCCAGCGTGAATAAATAGGCGGGTGTCTGGGGCCTATCTTGTGAAATAGTCAGCGCCCCAACGCTCCAATAGGGCATAACCCGCATGGTGCTACAGAGATCGTTGATCAGTTTGTAGGCATCTTCGCTGGTTTGGATATTGACGTTACAGCTGAAACGCGGTTCGGTGCCGCCAAAACCGTCAGGGACCAAAGCACTTGCGTATTGGCTGGCGGAGTAAAAAGCCCATTTGTCTAGCTGGGTGGTGTCGATGTGATCGCCAAATCCCCAGCGTTTGTTCGTGAGCAATGCCCAAAGGCACCAGGCTGGGTCGGATGTCCACTGTACTGCGCCAAAGCTGCCCGTCCAAATGCCGGAATAGATCAAACGCCCCGTTTCAGAATCAACCGTTGCGTTGGAAGGGATGGCCACCTTCAAACCGCGAATTTGATACGCACGTTGTGGAATGCTGCTAAATTGTTTGGCATCAACACGAAGGCCGACAAGTGCGCTGTTTGGATATTTGAGTTTCCCGTAGACGATTTGAGTGTAGCTTGTCCAAGAAAAGGCATTACTCAACTTGGCGCTAGTGCTATCTTCTGAAACGCGGGTAACCCGCACATCAACAGGAAATGCGCCGTTAATGGGAATCACATAGTCACGTTGATATTGATCATTGGTGCGACCTTTGATTTCGTCTTCCTTAAAACCTTCGCCGCTTGTTGCAAACCCACCGCCGTTGTATTGCAGTGCAATCTGAAGCTTGACGCTGGCGCCAACAATGTCGCCGTTGCTTTTAATTTCTTGTAAGGCTGGGATGGTAATTGTTACGCGAACGGCATTGGTGTCGGTCGCAGTAATTGTTCGCGTGATTGGCGTAGCTTTTAAGACGGTTGTTCCTACGCCAAACTCATCTTCGGCGCTTGAAAAACCTGAAATGTAGTCCTGTGTCTGAATGCCGTAACGCGGCTGAATTAAACTTATTTTGTAGTTGTAGTCAGAGTCCTGAGGTGCTGTATCGCTTGCCCCGTGGCGCAAGATGGGCGTGTTATTGAAATAAACATCTTTAAGCAAGGCATTGTTATAGGTGTCGCTGTCGCGGGTGTAGCCAAGACGTGAAGGTGTTGCAAAGCCTTCAATCTCCCCTTCGCCAAGCAGGTCGATAAGGTTGGCGTAAGCGGTACTGTTGAGGTTATCCGCAGCTTCTTTCGGGGTGTAGCTTCCGCCGCCACCGCCGCCCTTGCCGCCACCGCCACCGCCAGAGCCTTTCAGCCAGCCAGAATCAATGCTTGTCATATCTGGTCAATGTCGATGGAGGCTGAAATGACAACAGATCCAACAAGCACTTCGCCAAAAATCACGGGCAGCGGCACACCAGCGCGGCTTACATTCTGGACCCCGCTGAAGGAATAGCTTTTCTTGGGATCGTCCTGTTGGTTTTGACCTAGGGCTGTGGTGGGTGTAGGGCTCAACAACTGAGCGACGCCGCCAAGCACCAAGCTTGTTCCTACGCCAACGATCAAGCTAAAAACGGTTGGTCCAAGCCATGCAGCCGCGCCAGGAATCAATACAGCGGCTGCCACCAAGGCAACGCCAAGAATGATTTTTCCCACAGCACCAGCACCAGCAACAACAGGCACGATCTTGATCACCTGTTGACCAGCAGGATCGTGGACCTCCTCAAGCTCAAGATCGCGCTTACCAAGACTTACCCGGTAATACTGGTCAGCCATGTGTTGCTCTACCTCGGGCCAGTTAGCCACAAGAAATCGCACTGCCTCAGCAGCGCTGGCAACATCGGCACGCAGCACGCGACGGCCAATGAATTTGGCA